TAAATGATTTATATTATGTTCTATAAACGGATATTTTTTTATATTAAAAGTACTAATACTAAAATCATTTGACACCGCATTAGCATTTTTATAAAACCCATTAATATTATTTATAACATCTTCTGTGGCTTTTAATTCATAAAATTCTTTTACAATAGAATTACAAATATTTACTAAATTATTTTTAGGATTCATAATTGTATGTAAATTATCAAAAATGTTATGGACTTCGCTGATTATTCCTTTTTCAGTTAAATGAATATTTATTGTTCTTGTTATTTTACGTATATAAGTTATTAAATTTTTTAATTTATTTAAATCATCTGCTTCGTCTATATTATGATTATTGCATATTATTTCGGTATTTTTATTTGTACATAATCTTATTCTCTCTTTTTTTGCTAGTAAATTTTCTATAAAAGATTTACACTTGTCTGATACTCCTTCTTTAGTGGCCCAATCTTTTTGTGCTAAATGAGCAATTAATTCTGATCTAAATAATATACCAAATTTCCCCATATCACTTGTATTACAATCAATTTGTTTTGATGTGTATGAGTCATTAATCGTATCATTTTCTTTTTTTATATCTTTGAAAAATTTTATTCTTTGAGCAGAAGCAGAATCAACATTTTCATCTAAAATAGAAAAATTACTTTTTATTCTATATAATAAAAATCCATTTGCAGACTCCAGTTCTTCTATATTTTGATTTGGAATTTTTGCTTCGGCTGATTTTGCTTTTGCTGATTTTGCTTTTGCTGATTTTGCTTTTTCTAATTTTGCTTTTGCTGATTTTGCTTTTGCTGATTTTGCTTTTGTTTTTGTTGCTGATTTTGCTTTTGTTTTTGTTGCTGATTTTGCTCTTTTTGGTTTTGGCTCATTAACTGGTGCATATCTCTTAGTTGATGTTCTTTTTCTTTTTTCTCTAGAACCACCACCATCTACTTCCATTATATCTAAATTATTAGGTAATAATGCAAAATCTAAATCGCTATAATTATTAAAATAATCTTTTTTATTGGTTTTCATAAAATTTACAAAATTTTTATTTTCATCTTGTTGCAACCATTGATTAAATTGATGTAAAATTCCGCATATAAAGTGTGATAAACCAGGTATAGTATCAAATATGTTACAAATTAACGTTATATTTTCTGTTTCTATTGAATAATATATTATATTGAAATAAATGTTAATAATATTTCCTCCCATTAATACAACAATTAAAGATTGGTTATTGTATTCATTTTTCATAGTTAATGTTTGTCCACCATTTAAATAATTTATTAATAAATCAAACAATTCTATAAAAAAAGGAAATTTAGACAATTTACAATTGTCTAAAAATTCTTTTCTTATTTTACGTTTTATACTTTTATCATCTTGTTTACCAGTTGTCATTTTTCCCAATTCTTTTATAAAATAATCAATTTTAAAATTTATACCATTATCTAAACTATGAACAATTTTTTCTTTACCAAATTTATTGTTTGCAGATGTAATTGTTAAATCAAATAACTCTCCTCTGTAAAATTTTGCAACATTATGGGGTTTTTTTTCTACTGTTGCCATTATTTAATTTAAACTTAATATATAAATATATTTAAAATTTATACATTAACTAATATATTATTGAAAAAAATGTGTGGAATTAGTTTTATAATATCAAAAAATAAAATAAATATAATAAAAGATTTACTAAATAGTTTAGAATTAATACAAAATCGCGGATACGATTCTATGGGTATTTGTTATTATGATACTAATAATCAAACTTTTAAAATAGAAAAAAATGCTTCAACACAAAATAGCGATTGTTTTGATATTTTAAAAGAAAAATTTACAAATAAAAATATACAATCATATATTGGATTGGGTCATACGCGTTGGGCAACTCATGGTGGAAAAACTGATTTAAACTCGCATCCACATTATTCCGAAAATGGTAAAATTATATTGGTTCATAATGGTATTATTAATAATTTTGATCTTTTAAAAAATAATCTAATAAACGAAGGTTATAAATTTTATAGTGAAACAGATAGTGAAGTAATTGCAAATTTAATAGAATATTATTTATTAAAAAAAGAAAACAATATTCAAGATGCAATTAAAAATACCGTAAATAATTTAGAAGGAACTTATGCGTTAGTCATTATTGATACTACCGATAATAACAATTTTTATGTAACACGCAAAGGTTCTCCGTTATTAATAGGAGCAAATGATAATTATATAATTTGCACTTCAGAAACCACAGGATTCAATGGATTAATATATGATTATCTTGTATTAATGACAATAATATTTTAAAAATAAATATTGAAAATAATTATGAATTTATAAAAAATAAATATAATGATTTTAATATTACAATAAAACAAGTTGATAATAATGAAATTATTACTTCTTGTAGTCTATATAAACATTGGTTAAACAAAGAAATAATGGAACAACCAGAAACAATTTTAAAGGCATATAATAATGGAGGACGTATAAGTGAAGGAACTATTAAGTTGGGGGGACTTGACCAATTATCACAAATTATAAATTATATAGAACATATAGTATTAATTGGATGTGGTACAAGTTATAATGCAGGATTAATTGGAGAAGAATATTTTAAATCTACTAATAAATTTATTAGTGTTAAAACAATAAATGCGTGTGAATTTACTAGCAATGATTTGCCAAATATAGAAAATAAAGCAAAAATTTTAACTATTTTTTTAAGCCAATCAGGAGAGACATCAGATGTTTATAACTGTTTAAAATTATGCAAAGCACATGGAAGTATAACTCTTGGTGTAATAAATAAAGTAGATTCGTTAATTGCAAGAGAAGTTATGTGTGGTGTTTATTTAAATGCCGGACCAGAAATTTCAGTTGCATCAACTAAATCATTTACATCTATGGTATTAGTTTTATCATTAATTCAAATGTGGTTTTCTAATAATTATTTGAATAATATTGAAAAAATAAATAATTTACGTTATTTATCAAAGACAGTTTATAATATGTTTTATGATGCCAATTTTACAGAAGCAATTGAAGGAACAAAAGATTTTATAATTAAAAATAATATAGAAAATATTTTTATATTAGGAAAAAATAAATTATATCCAATTGCTTGTGAAGGTTCGTTAAAAATTAAAGAAGTAACTTATATTCATTGTGAAGGATTCAGTGCGGGTGCATTAAAACATGGACCATTTGCATTATTAGATAAAACAAATTGCACATTTTTATTGATTGATTATAATGATCGAGCAAATTATCAAAATTTAAAATCTACATATTATGAATTAAAAGGACGAAACACCAATATAATTATAATTACAAATTCTAATGATGTAATAAGAGAATTAAAATTGAATATTAATGATTATATTATGGTTTATAAATTAGATTTTTATAATGAAATTATTTTCAGTATAGCTTTACAAAAATTAGCTTACGAAATCTCAATAGCAAAAAATATAAATCCCGATAAACCGAAGAATTTAGCTAAAATAGTAAGTGTTGAATAGAACATATAAATAAAAATATGTTTATTATAAATTTAAAGATATATTTAAGACTAAATATAAAATTGATTTAAAATTATATATAAATTATATATAATTTCAAAAGAATGAATACACAAAAGCCATTTTTAAAGTGGGTTGGAGGTAAAACACAATTACTTCAAACCATTATTTTAAAAATTCCAAAAGAAATAAATAATTATCACGAACTATTTTTAGGCGGTGGAAGTGTATTATTATTAGTATTATCATTGCAAAAAGAAAATAAAATAACTATTAAAAATAAAATTTATGCATATGATATAAACGAAAATTTAATTAATGTTTATAAACATATTCAAAGCAATAAAGATGAATTATATGAATGTATTGATAAATATATAAAAGAATATGATAGTATTGATGGTACTATTATAAATAGAAAACCAGCATCAATTAATGAAGCAAAAACATCTAAAGAAAGTTATTACTATTGGTTAAGAATTAAATATAATACTATAAGTAAAGATAGTATTGAATGTTCGGCATTATTTATGTTTATTAATAAAACTTGTTTTCGAGGTATGTATCGCGAAGGACCAAACGGATACAATGTTCCATATGGTCATTATAAAAAAACACCAACAATAATTACTAGGAAAGAATTAGATAATATAAGTGAATTAATAAAAAATGTAGAATTTATTCATAATGATTTTAAAGAATCAATAAAAAAAATAAAAGAAGGTGATTTTGTATATTTAGACCCACCTTATGCTCCTGAAACAAATAAATCATTTGTAGGATATGTTGCAGATGGTTTTGATTTAAATATGCATAATTGTTTATTTGATGAGATATTAAAATTAGATAAAAAAAAAGTAAAGTTCTTAATGAGTAATTCAAGAGTAGATTTAGTGTTAGAAAAATTCAAGGACTATAATTGTGATGATATAATTGCACGAAGGGCAATAAATTCTAAAAAGCCAGAGTCAACAACAATTGAGGTTCTAATTAATAATTAATTATTTGAGTTAATTATTAAAAAGTTTTTTCCCAAAATCACTGCGCAAATAAAATGCCATATATTTATTTTTAAGAATGTGTTTTTCATATACAAGAGGGGTATAATTCCCTGTATTTTTATTTTTAGATGCTTTCGTTCTAATCTGCAATAACTCATTTGGTCCAGTGATGGTATAAAGTTCACCTTTGTTAATGTATATATTTCTAATCGCAATGCATATATGGTTATAGTCTTCGACTAAATGTTCAAAATGAAGAGGATGAATATCTTTGTTAAGTAAAGCAGAACCTTTATATGTGCCATTTTTATTAAAAGCTATATAGAGTATTTGTTGTAATTTTATACCTAACTTGCTTTCTTCAAATGGTATAATTTGTTTAATAATTTCATGTAAACAATGATTAAGCTGTGTTATACAAATAGTCTCTCCGATAGTATACGTTTTAACCTCTCCATCGCTCAAATCAGTTAAAGCAGAGCTGTTTGGAATTCCAAGGGCAAGTTCAAGCATTTGTCCTCGGCTTCCTTTGTTTTTGCTTGGAGGTGGTATCATATTCCATGTAACATTAGAAAGACGCGTAATCACCTCTTGAGTTGAGAGTTTATCTTTTTGGTATAACTTTTCTTTCTTGGGTTTTGTGTCAGTCTCTTTGTCATCAACTAGCATAGCCATCTGCTTCTCAATAACCTCATTGTGTGAAGTAACAAGCTCAATAGCCATTGACATTTTTGTTTGTTGTTTGTTGTTTGATGTTTGATATATTGTTTTTTTTATATTCAATTTTTTTTAGAAGCCCCAAACTTTGATATTGGTAAAATTTTACAAACTCATCATTCCTTATAAAATATAAAATATAAAATATTTTTTATTTTTTATTTTTTATTTTTTATTTTTTATTTTATATTTTATATTTTTATTTATCTTCCCATATTTACATTCATTCTAAATCTATTATTTACTATTCGTTTAAATTTATTTGAATTTATTTTATTATTTTCTGACACATTTTGACTATAAAATAAACCAGAATTATGTGGTATTAAAGTATTAAATGATTCTACATTAATATTATATTGATTAACAAAATTTTTAGCTTCTATAATATTAGATTCTATATTATAATTTAAATTATTTATAGTATTTAAATCATCATTCATTTTGTGTTTAACATAATTAGATGGTTCTTTATTACTTATCATTCTTAAAGGATTATCCACTAATTGTATAATTTCTTTACTTTTTATTGGAAAAAATACAGACCTATCAATAGTAATATTATTTTGATTAGCACGTCTATTTATTTCATTGTCTTCAAATCCCCACCCCCAATTGTTTGGAAAACCTTTAAGTTTTTCAAAATCTTCACCTTTTATTGAAAAAATTCCCCCTAATGCATAAGTAAAACCATAAAAATGTTTTATAATATTTTTTTCTGTTTCAAAAGGTAACATATTTTTTTTAGTTGGATAAGTATCTACATCATTAAACACAAATGTTATATTTTTATAATCATTTGGATATTTTTTTTTAAGTATTAAAAATCCTATATTTTTTATTGCACCCCTATTAAATGGTCGCCCATCGTAGTCTTTTTGACAACTATAATAAATTTCATAATCATTTTTATCATAATCTTCTAATAAATCATTCATAATATTAGAAAAATTAATTTTTTCACTTTTTCTATTTCTATAAGGTACAATAAAAACAATTTTAGGGACACTCATAAAAAAATTATACTAATATATTATACTAATATAATTTTTAAAATAATTATTTTTTATTTTTAACCATATTTTTTTAGTATAACTTCAGGAATTAATACCGTTTTATGTATTTCCAATTTTTTAAAACATTTATTAATTGTCACTTCACTTATTTTACTAATATTATTAATAGTAGATTTAGAAATATTTAAATTACAATATTGTGAGACAAAATAAATAATTCCAGCAGATATAGAATGAGGTGTATTTTCCGGAATTAAATTATTTTTCTCTATTTTTGTTGCAATAAATTTACATAACTTTGTCAGTTCATTGTTAATATTTAATTTACTACAATATCGCTCTATAAATGATAAAGGAGTTGTTTTATTTAATTTAATAATATCATCATTCACATTTTCTCTATCTATTTCATTTATAATAGTCAACGCATTTTTACATCCTTTAGTAGCACTTGTATTATCTAAATTAAATATATCTGCAATTTCTTTTGCCGTTCTTGGAAAATTATTCACCCTACATGAAATATAAATAGATGCAGCAATAATACCATCGCGATTAAGCCCTCGAAATGTTTTTGTTTCAGATATTTTTTTATGATATCGCATAGCATCATCTACTATCATTTTTGGTATTCCCGCATTTTGTGACATAATATTAATAAATTGAAATTCATCATATTGTGATTTTTCTTTATACGGCATTGATTGCCAATCCGTATAGCGCTTAATTTTATGCATTTCATAACTTGTTTTGCCTGGACATAAAATCTTACAACTATATGATGATTCTCTTAACAATGGATTGATGGGCATTCCACATCTTGTCGGGTCACTACTAGTATTATCATCAGCACCATAATATCTCCATTCAGCGCCTTGATCCAAATTATCTTTATAAATAATTCCACATTTTTTATTTGGACATACTAGAAAATTATCATCTCCAACAAATAATTGATTTTTACATAAATTACAAAATTCATTTTGTATAGTTTCTGCAAAATTATTATTACTTTTAGAAGTATTTCTATATAGACATTCCAATTTTTCTTGTTTATTATTAGTATCATATTCTTCATCAAATAAATTCCATATATTTTTCAAATTTTTATTTGAACTATTATTTTTATTTTTTTGTGTGCTTGTTTTATCATTTATTGTTTGATAATTTTCATATTCCATTGTATGCTTTAAATATTTATATATATGTTTTTAAACGTATTAAATAATATTTTTATCAATTTAAAATAAATAAAAAATTATATAAAATTATTAATATATTATTCATAATATTATATTAATTATTTTATATTAATTTTATTTACATAATATAATTAATATAAAATTATGGAAGAAGAAAAAGAAAATTTACATAAAAAAATAACAGTTCTTGAAGAAGAAAATTTAAAATTAAAAATGCAATTACAGGAAAAATCAAGTACAAATATAAATTCTGAATTAGTATCTGAATCAGATGTCAATCCCGAACCCGATACCGATACCGATACCGATACCGATTCCGAACTCGATTCCGAGTCTGATAATGATTCAGAATCACAATCTTTTATAGATAATAATATTAATAATGAATGTCCAGAAAAAATAAAAGATTTTTGTAGTAATTACAAATCATTAACGATAATTGTAAATTTAATAAATTCAGAAAATATTAAAATTATTGATGAAAATAACAATCTAGAAAAATTAAAAATATTATTTAATAAAAATAATAATATTAATAATAATCCACAATTTGGTGGTGGTTTTTTTAATGATTTATTTTCTAGAGGAAGTTCAATATATGATAGTATATTTAAAGATTATATAAATGAATTTAACGTTAATTTAAAATTACTATTAGAAACACCTGATGTAACAAAATATGAAAATATAAATAATAATAATATTATTATAGAATTTTTAAAAAGTTTTCATTTTCAAAAAGATGAAAATTTAGAAAATTTTTCTGTTATTAACTATTATCATTTATTAAAAGAATCTAATAATTTATTAAAATTAAATACAAATGAATATACAAAGTATTTAAAAAACAATGATTATTCAAATTTTAAATTATTATTATTAGAAAATTATATGTATGATTTTGAAATTGAAAATAATTCTTTTAAATTATTGTCATTTTTAAAAATTAATACATATTATACTATAAACAAAAAAATAATTCAATTATTAGAATATTATTTTAAAGAAACATCTTCATTGTTAAATCATAAATATATTAAAATAGATACAAGTGATACAAATGATACAATTGATACAAAGCAAAATTTTATTATTACTTATCAAAATTCTTTATCTGAAAAATGTGATAAAATAATTAATCATATTTATAATGAAACATTTGAAATTTTTAAAATTATCAAAAAATATGTAAATAAAAATGTTAAAAATATATTAGATTATGAGTATGAAAAATATCTTTACATAGAAAATGGAAAAGAATATATTAAAATAGATGCATTGAAATTTGATATACAACAAGATGTTAAATCACCAATTGGTGAAGAAAAACCACCTGAAAATCAAGTTGAAGAACCAACCGAAGAACAAACAGGAGAACCAACAGGAGAACCAATAGGAGAACAAACAGGAGAACCAACAGGAGAACAAACAGGAGAACAAACAGGAGAACCAACAGGAGAACCAACAGGAGAACCAACAGGAGAACAAACAGGAGAACCAAATGAAGAACCAACAGGAGAACCAACAGGAGAACCAAATGAAGAACCAACAGGAGAACCAACAGGAGAACCAAATGAAGAACCAAGTGATTTATCAAAAGATCCAGCTAGAGATCCAGAAGAATCAACCGATTCAGAAAAAAAAGAAGTGTTGGGTGGAAAAAATAAAAAAACTAGAAAAGCCAGATATTAATTAAAAAATAATTCAATTAATAACTTATTTTTTTATAAATCATTTATATCTAGTTTTTTCAATAAATTATTACTATAAATTAAACTTCCACTTGGTTTATATGTTTTAATATCTTTATAATCATTTGCTTTTTCTTTACCCGAAGATGTTGATGCTTTATTTTTAGTATTAAACATTAAATCATTTATATTATTATCATTATTATTATTACTATTATTATTATTATTATTATTATTGGAATCATTATTATTTATTATTAAATTACCATATTCATCTACTGCTTGCCCTGTCTTTTTTTTTATTTCATTACGCACATATGCAGGAACCCAATGTCTCCAACCAATAAATAATAAATTCGGATGTGTATATCGCACAATAAAACCATTAGCTCTTAATTTCTCTATTACAAATGCAGTACAATCTTTATGATCATATTTTGGTATTCCTATCATCATTTCAGGCACTAAATACCAACAACACTGATCATTTATTAATTGTTTTGATACATATTTTATTTTATTATGTATTCGTATTAAAATTTTATTATAATTTGCTAATACATTTAAATCTTGCTGTTGTTTTTTACTATATAATTCATCCATATTTAATTTTAAACTTTCATCTTCATTATCGGCTTTATTATTAAAATTATAAAAAAAATCGTTACTCATTATTAATAATATATTATTTTAATAAAATATTATTAACATAATAATATTTAATTAAATATTATTTATTAAATTATTATAAATAATACTTATATTTTGAATGAATAATAATAATATTAAACATATTGTATTGAGCGGAGGTGGACCAGTTGGATTAGTTCAATATGGTATATTAAAACGTCTAAGTTTGGAAAATGTTATTAAATATGAAAATATACAATCAATTTATGCAACTTCTATTGGTGGATTTGTTGCTTTAGTATATTTATTAAATTTTGAATGGTCATGGATTGATGATTTTTTTGTTAAACGTCCTTGGGAAAACTTAATAAATTTTACATCATATGATTATATTAATATTTTTTATACTAAAGGCTTGTTAAATAGTGACTTAATTTTAGATGCTATTAAACCACTTTTATTGGCAAAAGATTTAAGTTTAAATATAACACTAAAAGAATTATTTGAATTTAGTAATATTGATTTACATTTATTTACTACAAATGTAAATGATTTTAAAAAAGTAGATATAAATTATAAAGATTTTCCAGATATTAAAGTGTTTGAGGCATTAACAATGACTTGTACAATACCTGTATTGGTAAAACCAATATTTTATAATGAAACTTATTTTTTGGATGGATGTATTTTTGTTAATACACCATTTTATGAATGTTTAAAAACTGAAAAATGTAATAATAAAGAGATATTAACATTAGTAAACGATAAAGATAAACCAATTGATGTAAAAAATCCATTTTATAAAAATTATAAAACCAATAATACTAATATTAAAGATTTAACTGAAGATATTAATCTAATAAATTTCTT